AAAATGATGCATATCCGCGAAATGCCAGAAAAAGAGATGGTGCGCATTTATCTTAGTGGTGGCAATTATCGCAATGGCAGTAAACCTATTGATGCGGGTGTTGTGGGGTATAGCCAACAAAATGGCATGACAGCAAAAATCAGCCGTAAAAGTGCGCAAGACAGCAATATCTCACAAGGGGCACAAGATAAAAAAGCGACGCCCAAACAGGCTAAAAAATTACGCGCACTGGGTTATAAAGTGAAAAAAGGGAAACGCTGGAAAAAACCTGCCTTAAAAGAAATTACGGAAAATATGCTTTTTTTCCAGTCAGGTGCATTAATTCGCAAATTAAGCGGTAAATCCCCACAAAGTTCGTGGGAAGTGGATATTCCATCACGGGTATTTCTCGGTATCAGTGATGAGGATTTTATTAAGTCACTGGAACGACAATTACAAAGCATCGGGTACGGTGTATAGAAAGGGAATTTCATTATGTGGCCAACAGTACAGGTTAATCAACATAACCAACTTCAAGGCGAAACAAAGGAAATTGAGCGCATTTTGCTGTTTATTGGTAAAGGAAAAACCAATGTCGGTAAAACTATTGCGGTCAATACGCAAACCGATTTCGATGATGTGTTAGGAACGCTAGATAGCCCGTTAAAAAGTAACGTGTTATCAGCAATGCGTAATGCAGGTCAAAACTGGTCGGGTTACGTGCATGTATTAGCAGAAGATGCCGAAGAATTGGCATTTGTTGATGCGGTGATGGATGCACAAGCAGTTGCCAGTTGCGAGGGTTACGTATTAGTGGGGGATGCAACAAAAGCCGTTATTCAATCAGCTAAATCCTTACGCTCAGATTTAATGGCTAAACATGGGCGCTGGTTATTTGCCATTTTGGGTGTCGGTGCAACGCAAGACGATGAAGCGTGGTCGGGCTATGTCGAACGCTTGTCTGCTTTATCAAAAGGGGAAGCAGAGCCATCAATTCAATTAGTACCAATGCTTTGGGGAAATGAGGCAGGTGCTCTAGCTGGTCGATTATGTAACCGTTCCGTGACAATTGCAGACAGCCCTGCGCGTGTCAAAACAGGTGCATTGACCGATTTAGGTAGTGCGTATCTACCATTAGACGGCACGGGAAAAAGCCTTGATTTGGCGACACTGCAAGCGTTGGAAAAACAGCGTTTCAGCGTGCCGATGTGGTACCCCGATTATGACGGAATTTATTGGTCGGACGGTCGCACATTAGACGTTGAAGGCGGTGATTATCAATCTATTGAGAATCTTCGTGTCGTTGATAAAGTCGCGCGCACGGTGCGTATTCGTGCGATTGCCAAAATTGCTGACCGCAGTTTAAACAGTACCCCGTCCAGTATTGAAGCTCATCAAGCCTACTTTGCCAAAGTATTACGTGAAATGTCGCGCAGTACGCAAATTAATGGGGTGAGTTTCCCAGGTGAAGTAAAACCACCGAAAGAAGGCGATGTGGTCATTACATGGAAAAACAAAAATAACGTTGAAGTGTATATCACAGTGCGAACGTATGAATGCCCGAAAGGGATCACCATTGGCATTCTGTTAGACACGTCCTTGGAGAATGAATAATGAGCGGAAAACGGATTTCGGGGCAGTCGATTGATTTTAATATCGACGGTGATTTAGTTCATGTTGAAAAAGTCAGTTTATCCATTACAGACAATACAGGTGTCGCTCAAACTAATGGCGTGCCAGATGGTTTTGTGAATGGGGATGTGTCGGCAGAGGGTGAGCTAGAATTATCCACCAAGTATTTAAATGTGATTACAGCGAAAGCCCGTAGTGCAGGCTCTTGGCGCGCTATCCCTTTGGTTGATTTGATGTGGTATGCAAAAGCAGGGACAGAAGAACTCAAGGTCGAGTCTTTTGGCTGTAAATTAAACGTCACCGATATTTTAGACGTTGACCCCAAAGGCGGTGCAGTCATGACGCATAAAATTAAATTTATCGTCACTTCACCGGATTTTGTGCGCATTAATGGCATTCCATATTTAGAGTCTGAATTAACAGACAAACTGTAATAAAAGGAAACGTGTTCATGGAAGAACATAATAAGACACTCATTTCGCTCATTATTATTGGCGCATTGATTGCCTTGGGCAAAATGATGACGGGTAATGAGCCGATTACGTTACGCCTCTTTATTGGACGAATGATTTTAGGCTCTGCAGTTTCCGTTATGGCAGGGGCATTGCTGATTTGGATCCCCGGTATTTCGCCACTGGCGATTACAGGGTTAGGTTCGGCGTTAGGCATTGCAGGGTTTCAGTTAGTGGAATTGTGGCTGAAAAAACGGGGCAGTGATTTACTGACAGGGAAGTTAAAAAAATGACACTCGGTGAAAAACAACGCAAGTTTACGCGCATGATTGCGGACTTGATTATCTTTGCTTACGACAACGGTTATGAACTGACCTTTTCAGAAGCGTATCGCACACCAGAACAGGCAAAGTTAAACGCTAAATCAGGCACTGGTATTAAAAACAGCTTACACACTCAGCGATTAGCCGTGGATTTTAACCTGTTTAAAGAGGGTGTTTATCTCACAAAGACAACTGACCATCAGCCCCTTGGCGAATATTGGGAATCCATTGGCGGTACGTGGGGCGGTCGTTTCAATGACGGTAATCACTACTCGTTAGAGCACAACGGCGTGAAATAATGAAACAAGCAACGGTGATTTTTTTCGCGTTTATTTTGACTTTTTCGGCGGGCTGGCTGGTTAAAGGTTGGCATCAAGACAGTCTAGAACTGGTCGCATTAAAAACAGCTAATGAAGTCAATAACGCCAGTTTAAAGGCTCAACAAGATTTAGCGAGTCAATCAGCAAGGACGTTAGAAAATAAATTGGAGGCACTCGCAAATGCGCAACCGCCTGAAATACGCACCGAAATTATTAAGCCTGTGTTCACTCACGTTTGTGTTAGTGATGATTTTGTCAGGATGTACAACGACGCCATTGAGCGCACCGAACGTGCCTTATCAGGAAAATCTACTGACAAAATGCACGACAACATTACCGAAACTAAACGGTAATACAGGGGCGGACTTAGCCACTGCATTATTAAAATACCATGAAATGTACGGAAAATGTGCCGTTAGGCACAACCAATTAACGGACGAGATTCGTCAAAGGATGGAAAAATGAGTACCAAGAAAAACACAATTACGTTGGTCGTGATGGGTAAAGAGCTGGTTTTTGAACCGAATATGACCGCATACAACGGCTGGTTAAATGAAATTTCAGCAACGGATAAAGTCGCGCCCACTGTCACCTATCTACGCCGAATTATTACCCCTGAAAGCAAAGAAGCCTTAACAGAGGTTTTAAATATCCCAGGTTCGGCGATGCAATTACTGGAAAAGGTGAATTCAGAGTATGCACCTAAACTGGATATTGAACTAAAAAACTAACGGCGCGAGTCGATGCTGTTGAACGTAGTGCCCTCGAACAATACATGACGTTACGAAGGCACTATCTCCCTCATGAGCAGGATGATCTCGACAGTTTCGCCCGCGCAATTTGGCTAGATAACCACTTCACAGAAAATCACCGCATCGCGGTCGCAAATGGCATTGCATTAGCTTTCAAGGGTGAATGATGAGTACATTAGATTTTACACTCAGCATGATTGATAAAGTCACTCAGCCCTTGAAGGCCGTGCAAGCAGGCGTGACTCAATTTGCTGAAACCTCACAAGAAGCGTTTAAAAATATCGCGGTCGGTGGAGCTGGCTTGGCTGGCTCTGTTTTTGCGTTAAAAAACGTTTTAGATCCCGCATTAGCTATTCAAGACGCCTTAGATATGGCGAAAGTCACAGGTGTAGACGATGGCGCGATGAAGAAAATTACCGATGATGCGCTGACCTTTAGTGCGCAATACGGTAAATCCGCGGTGCAATTCGTTGAATCCTCTCTTTCTATCCGAAAGGCCATTAGTGGCATTTCAGATAATGAACTCCCGCAACTGACCAAAATCAGCAACATTACGGCATCAGCATTAAAAACCACCGCAGAAGAATCCAATGCCTATATGGGGAAAATGTTTTCCCAGTTTCAAGGCTATGCCGATAGCGTAGGAAAAGTGACGTTCGCGGAAGAGCTGGCAGGCAAAGCCGTTATTATGTCGCAAACATTCGGCACCTCAATGGCTGAAATCACTGATTTGATGGAAGGGGCGCGCTCTGCGGGAACACAATTTGGTGTTGGTATTGATGAACAGTTAGCCGTATTAGGAGAACTACAACGTTCATTAGGCACAGAATCCAGTGGCGCGTATGAGTCGTTTTTGTCAGG